ATGAATCAACACATTCCCTGCGCCGCTCCGCTTGCGTCCGTCCGCCCTACCCCATCACAGCCCGCGCTGTTCGCCGCGAGCTGCTCGACGGGGTGCGCTAGCGCCCCTGAGAGCCGCGAAGCGGCGGGGCTTGTCCCATATAAAACAAATCGTATTTCGTTTTCTGGATCGTCGGATTTGACTGTAGAACTTAGCCCGAGTGCTTGTGCAGATCGTCGGGTGCGTCGTCTTAGAAGATCAGTTTGGGCGTCTGGTCATTTGCATGGTCTTGCTGAAAATGGGTTTCGTCCTGGGGTGCCTTGGTTCGTGACTCTGACCTATGCCGATGCAAACGGTTGGCGGGCAAATCATCTTTCCAAAGCGGTCGAGGGTTTCCGCAACTGGTGTAAGTCGCGTGATGTGTCTTGTCGTTATTCGTGGGTCGGTGAAATTCAGCCAAAGCGCTTAGAAACTACAGGTGATGCGGCTGTTCATTACCACTTGATCGCATGGCTTCCGGTTGGTGTTCGTATGCCTTGCTGGGATCGCCGGACGGTTACAAAGCGCGGCTTTAAACGTGCTGCGTTCTGGTCGCATGGCATGACACAACGCGCCATCGCTTTGTCCGGTGTCGGTTACTTGATGAAGTACCTCTCGAAGCTCGGGGAATTAACCCGGTTTCCGAAGGGTTTGCGTCTTTATGGAATTGGGGGACTCAATGCAACCGGCCGCAGTATTCGCTCATGGTTCAACTTTCCGCAGTGGGTTAAAAACTCGTACGGCGTCGGTGATGTTGTCCGCTCCGCGGGTCGTCTTGTGGTGTGTGCCACTGGCGAGATTCTTGAAGCGGCGTATTCGGTGCGATTGGTGCCCGGTGCGCTTGTCCTGCGTGCCCTTAGAACGCTTCCTCCGCGTTGGGCGGACGGTGCCTACTCGTCGGTGAGTTTCGCATGACTTACGCTGATCTGGCTCCTCTAGTGGAACTGCTTGCCGGTTCGCTGGTGGTGATTGTTTTTGCTCTTGGTTATATCGCGGGGTGCTTGCCATGATTTATCGAATGTTTGCGTGGGTTGCTGTGTTTGGCGTGGGGTACAGCATTTACATTGGGGTGTCGAGTTATCACTCTCCGTTCTCAGTGGCGGCACCTGCAATAGTGCGGCTTCTTCCTGCTGCTGGTACTGGCTGCGGTGATGCTTGCAAAAAGGATTTGCTATGACTTGGGGAAGCACGGTGGCGGTCATGTTGGCGGCTTGGGCCATCGGTTACGGGATCGGGTATCAGGTTCGAATGATCAGAAGTGCGCTCAATGCGGCTTGATCGGGTGATGGTTTTGGGCCTTGGCCGCTTGCCTATTTCAAAAAGCGGTTTGTTGAAAATTTAGGTGTTTACATGAGTAAGAAAACTCTCTTCGCGCGGCTTGCCGCGTTTTCGGCTGCCGTTGTTGCTTCTGCTTCTGCGCTGGCTACTGACCCCACCGACGCTGTTTCGGCTCTCGGTTCGCTTTCGACGACGACCAGTGGCATGGGCCCGCCCTTGTTCGGTCTGGCTGTTGTTGCGGTTGGCATCCTGATCGGTGTCAAGTGGATCAAACGCGGACGCGGTGCTGCATGATTGGTTAGCTCCTTTCCTGTTGGTGCTTGCTCCTGTAGGCATCAATGGCAAAGGTTCATCATGAAAAAATTACTGCTCGCGCTCGTTCTGCTTTGCTCCTTGCCGTCTTGGGCTCTGATTCCGCAGATTAGCGGTTATCGTTCGACCAATGGGACTCAGCATTACGATGCTTCTGCTTGGCGAGCTTCGCAGGATGGTTTGATTGCGCTGTTTAATAGCACGCACTCACCCAGTAATTTCACGTGGCAGTATGGGAGTGCGACGTCGTTTTATTTCTATTCATCGAGTGCGTACACCGGTTATTACGGTTCGACTGCTACTCAAGGGCTTTGTCCAACAGACTCGACTATTTCTGGTTCGCAGTGTGCTTGCACTTCTCCAAAGGTTGAAGACCCGACACATACTTCCTGTGTCGCTCCTAATGCGTGCGCTCCAACGCAGGGGACTACCGTCAGCCGTAATTTCACAATGGGTTATTCGTTGAAGCGGCCAACGGTGTCTATGTATCCTTCATACAAGCCGGATGGTTCACTGGCGCCTGGTGGTTACTTGGGGGAGGTCAATTCGGGTGACTCGGTTTGCGTGGATAGCTGCACGGCGACTGTGGGGAGTATTACGGACGCATGGAGCAGTACGGAGCCCACGGCGACGGGCTTCTATCGGTTTTCAGAAGATCATGACGTGACGTTTAACTCGACGGGTTTGGCCTGTACTTCGTCGACTGCGCAAACCTCTACGCTCGGATCGTCATTTGCAACACCGGCGTGTGTTGGATTTGTCGGGCAGGTCAATGGTAGAACGACTTGCGTCCCCACAGTGGGGGATACGAGTTCCCGTGGGGTGAGTAGTGCCAACTCGAAGATCGGTAACCCTACGTCTGGCACTACGGGCGGTGCAGGAAATATTCCTTCAAGCGGTGGCAATGGGGGTAATGCTGGCGGGCCTGCTAGTTCGTCTGATGGGGGGATGGTTACGCCGGGCGGGATTGTTGGAGCGGGGCCAGCTGGTACAGCTTCGGCGGTTGCTCCGAGTACTCCGGCTTCGGGTGTTGAGGCGGCCTGCGGGGCCCCGGGTGAGCCGCAATGCGCCATCAAAGAGGACGGTACACCTAACGCGCCGGACGCGAGCATTGCGAAGGCGGCGGATGGATACAACCGGGACAGTCAGGCTCTTCTCGGTACTGTCGGGGGCATCAATGACAAAGCCGGATTGTTCTCTGGTTGGGGTACTCTCTTCAGCGCTCCGGCTGTGGTGGCGTGCACTCCTTTTGTTCTGCCGGAGTACATGGGCGGGCCAAGCCTTGGGTCAATCAATCCGTGTCCGGTCGTGGATGGTGTGCGCTCGGTGATGGGGTATATCTGGGCGTTGACTGGAATGATCCTGTGCCTCGGTATGATTCGAAAGGTGATTTGAAATGCCATTATTTGCAACATTAGTAGGGTCGTTGGCCACTGCGTTTGCGTCGCTGTTTTCAACCTTCATGGGTTTCAAGGTTGCGCTCAAGCTGGCGGCTTACACGGCCTGGCTCGTGATTTTCACTTCATTCCTTGCTGCCGTTTATATCTGCGTGACTGCTCTCTACGCGGGCGCTTCTGCCTTGATTTCGGGTGGTGGTGGAAGTGGTTGGGTCGCCTATTTTTTCATGGGCGTTGGGATGTTCATTCCGGCCAATGCTGGCGCGGTCGTGTCTTGTGTCGGGTCGGTGTGGATCGCCACGGGCATCTATAAATTCCAAAAAGATGCGGTTCTTAACTTCGGGTCTTGATCATGAATTTTCAGCGTCTTTGGCGGAACCTTGCGGCTGTGATGTTTGTCATTTTGGAGCTGACGTCATGCGCGGCTTATTACAGCATGGCCGCTCCGTGCCGTATGGGGTCGGGCTTGAACGGGCCTTGTAAATGACTGACTATGCTTTGACCGGCAAAAAGGGGACTGGCAAAAGCAAGCACGCTGTCTTGCTCATGCGTGATCGGTATTTCAAGCATCATCGGACGGTCGCGACAAATCTGGATCTGAACTTGGAGCCGATGTTCGGCGTCTTTTCGAAACAGTGTTATGTCCGCATCCCTGACAAGCCGACTGCCTTTGATTTGCTTGCGGTTGGTCATGGTAATCCAGAGTCCTACAACGAGGACTTTAACGGCGGGATGTTCCTCGATGAGTTGGGAACCTGGCTCAATACTCGAACCTTTGCCGACAAAGAAAGGGCGGGCGTCCTGGATTATTTCGCTCATGGCCGTAAACATGGTTTTGACGCCTACTACATCATGCAAAATGTGGTACAGGTTGACAAGCAGCTGCGGGAAGCGTTCATCGAACAGACGGTTCGACACACGTCGTTTCGCCGCGTGAAAATTCCTTTCGTCGGTTGGATATTGGGGGCATTGTTTGGCGAGCGTGCGGCTTATTTTCCATCGTTCCACACGGCGGTTTACCGGATCGGCGTCAACCCGCAGGACTTGGTGACTAATCGGGCAAGTTTCATTGGCAAAGATATCGAACCGTGCTACGACACGCGACAAGTTTTTTTGGAGTCTTATCCCCATGGCACTCATTCGGTTCTCTCTCCGTGGCATATCAAAGGCCGTTTCATGCGTCAACCAGTACCGAGTTTTTGGGCGCGGTTATTCGGTGGCCGCGATGTTGCTCTTGTTGTTGCTTCTTCCCGAGTGCGTCGCCCGGTGGTTCGTGATCTTGTCGCCATTCGTGCCGCTGAACTTGCAAAGAGTTTGCCAGTTCACAAGCGCATTTATTTTGTGCGCGTTTATCTGGCCGCTTCCGTTACGCGTCCTTCGGTTTAGGCCTGCGTCGCGTTGACCAAAGAAAAGCC